GCGCCATCAATATGCTGGACCCCAAAGCCGACACCGACCGGCTGATTGCCTCCATTCTCGACGCGGCGACCATGATGGGCTGTCCCGTCAAGCTGGTAGTGATCGACACCCTCTCGCGCGCCATGGCCGGCGGCAACGAAAACGCGCCCGACGACATGGGCGCGCTGGTCATGAATACCGATCGGGTGCGCCAGGCGACCGGTGCGGCAGTCGTCTACGTGCACCACTCCGGCAAGGATGCCGCCAAGGGTGCGCGCGGTCACTCGCTGCTGCGCGCTGCTACCGATACGGAAATTGAGGTGATCGCTGACGGCGCGTTTCGCATGGCCACGGTGGTCAAGCAACGCGAGCTGGAATGCTCCGGCGAGTTTCCTTTCCACCTCGAGGTGGTGGATCTGGGAACCAATCGCCGCGGCAAGGCCGTGACCTCGTGCGTCGTGACGGAACAGAGCGGCAGCATACCGGCAGCTGCACAGGCGCGCCGCAAGCTTACTGGCCACGCACAACGCGCTTACGAGGTGTTAGTCGATTTGTGCGGCTCGCAGGGGCAGTCGGGGCATCCTGGCACCCCTTCCGGCGTGCCGTCCGTCCCCGAGGATTGGTGGCGCGAGCGCTTTTATGAACGCACTCCTGGAGACACGCATGAGGCGAAACGACAGGCTTTTCGTCGTGCTTCGGTTGCGCTGGTTAATGATCAGATTGTCGGAATGGCTAACAGTCGTGTTTGGATCATCTATCGAGAGCAGGGTGCATGACCCCAGACATTTGCCCAGACATTTACCCAGACATGCCCAGACAGACACCCGACGCGACACCCAGACATTTGCCCAGACATTCGGGGATATATATCTTCGATATATCCCGAGTGTCTGGGCAAGTGTGTCCGGCTCGATTTATGTCTGGTTGGGTGTCTGGTTGTCGGGGGTGGGTATCTGGTGCGGTTTTGCAACCAATGGACCAGCCCGCGCACCTCGAGGCACGCCCGCAGCAGCAGGACAGCCGGCGGTGGGATGGTGCGATCAGGCTGATTCCTTCCTGGGTCGTCCCCTCGCGCGCTTCTCACGAGCGGCCTTACCCAAGAGGCTCCACCCAGCGTGGTTCTTGGAGGCATTTGACCAAGCGGCTTGGCGACTAATCCCAAAGTGCCTCGCTGCCTCCGAAAGGGAGGCAAAAGTCCCTTCGGGCGTATTCACTGCCACGCCGTTCTTTACCGTGCCCGCGGCAAAGCCTGGCAGGCCGCGTCCGCTTCTGGTGAGTGAATCTACGTTCCACGGAGGGTCCAGCGCGGTAATGTAGCGGCGTTCTGTTGCGTCCAGTTCTGCTTTGGAGCAGGGCAGCCAAGCCCAAGCGTCATAGTCGTGATTGTGCCACGACTTTTCGCGTGTTTTGAGCACGCGGGCTTCGACGTGCGTCGATTGGCCAACGTACATAACCTCGCCGTTCTTGATCAGGAAGTAGACTCCGATTTTGCGCTCGCCGAGTGGTCTCGCGAGAGTAAGGATTTCAGCTTTATTGAGCATGTTGCGGGATATATTGCTTGACAAGAATGTGTGTCAAACAATTATCAGCAAGACTAATGTGTTAACAATCAGTAAACTTTATTTGATCGATGCTGTCGTGTTACTGCGCTGCGCATGTCAGACAGTGCGACTAGTGGAACGGCTACTGTGCTGCCTCCGGCTCATGTGCCAAGCCATGGCTACGGGCGCATTCACCCGTGGCAAAAGGGCCAATCAGGCAATCCCACAGGCAAGCTCGGCGAATATCACGCAGTCAGGCGACTCTGCGCTGACCATTCGATTGAGGGCGCGAAGCAACTGATCGCGCTGATGCACGACACCGATACGCGCGTTGCCATTGTGGCAATCAAGGAAGTGCTCGACCGTGGCATTGGCAAGCCGCGCGATCACAGCAATGAGCAGGGCGGCAAGATTGATCTGTCGGCGCTGAGCGCCGAGGAGCGGGAAGCGATGGCCAAACTGCTGGCAAAGGCGATGGGGTTATGATTGTCAAAGTGGACCGTGCGGCTTTTGAGGACGCGGTGGCGGCATTTGTCTGCGCCGCGCGCAAGTGCAGCTGTGGCCATGAATGGCAACCGCTCGATGCGCCTGACAAAGCCCACGATCTGGCGGTAGCTGCGGTGCGTGGCGCGCTGAGCACGGTGTTCAATGCTCCGGTGTTTGTCGAGGACGAGCACGCGCTGGGGCTGCCAGAGGAGCGGCAGTGACCGACGCAGAGGTGATGGAGCGGGCGACCGAACTGCAGGAGGATGCTCGCGCTGTCACCCAGGCCATCGTACTCCACCTCGACGGTGACGAGGTTGGGCGTGTGCTCGAGCGGTTTGCGGACGTGGTGCGTGACCAGCCGGTAGGCGTGATCATGGTGGCGTTCTCGATGCTGATCGCGGAGCTTGCAGCCGGCTCGCCGAATGAGCAGATGTTTCAGGCGGTGCTGCTGGAGATGACCACGCACGCGCTGGCGACGCGGCCTGATCGCCCGGCGGTGCATTGATGGCAGAATACACACAATCGCATATACAGCAGCAATCAGTGTCCGTTAGCTGGGCGCTGGTGCTGGGATCAGCTGTTAGTGCGTCGTGGGTGTTATCACGTCCGCAAACGCAAATTATCGCCCGTAACCCTGAGTTGCATCTGATAACTGGCGAAGTTCGCGAGGATAACGCGTGAAGCAGTCTCGCTCCAAGCTGACGTTGTTTCCTGATACGCCGCGTGGCTGCTCGTCGTGCAAGCGGCTGTTGCACCCATCGTGGTTTGTGCGCTGCCAGGGCAACAAGGACGGATTACACTCGCAGTGCATCGAGTGCCGCGCGGTCGCGAGGAGGGCGGACTATGCGAACCGTCGCGAGGAGTTCGCGGCTAAGCATCGTATCAAGACCTATGGCCTGGACCCAGCGACATTCGCGAGGCTGGTCGAGAGACAGCAGAACCATTGCGCGATCTGCGATGAAGACTTTGATTTCTGCATTCGCCATATCGATCATGACCACGAGACTGGCCAGGTAAGGGGTCTGCTCTGCCCTCGATGCAATACGACTATTGGCCGCGCCAATGATGATCCGGCGCTGTTGCGGGCGATGGCGGCTTACATTGAGCGGCATCGTGCACGGCAGGCGATTGAGCAACGGATCGGACGGAACACAGAAGGCGAACAACTAACGCCGGATGTGAGCGAGCCATGAGCTACAGCTACGCGAGGATTGTTGAGATTCGCCGTGAGTGGAATGACCCGGCACTGACCGTCGAGGAGATTGCCGCGGCGCATGGCACGACGCGGACGGCGCTTTGCAAGCTGCGGGCGCGGCATGGCTGGCCGGCGCGGGCGAAAACGGCGTGCCCGGTTCACACACATCGCGGCGTGTTCGCATCGGTGCGTGCTGCGGCTCGTGCTTACGGCATGTCGCCGAACTCCGCGCATTACCGCGCATCGCGGCAGATCAATGGCTGGAGGTTCGCGGATGAGTAGATGGATCGAGATGCTTGAGCGTGCCGAGATGCAGGCCCGGCCGGAGCTGCGGTCGCAGGCGTTCGAGGCGGTCAAGCGCTACTATGGCTTGGTTGATGATGGGTCTGCGGCGCATGAGCCAGCGTCGATGTCCGATTCGCCGCATTCTGAGACCGTGGAGCAGACACCGACCGATGTGGAAGTGCAGCGCCACGTTGACCGTGTGTGCGATCACCTGATTGCCGGTCGCACCACGCCGGCACAGCGATCCGGGCTGAGCACGGCGGTAGAGAGGGCGGGGCGTGTGCCTAGCGGTTCTGACGCGGCTGTGGGGCGAATTGCGAGGCTGGTGCGGTGACGCGGCATTGCCAGCGCGGCCACGAACTGTCCGCCGATAACGTCGCGCTATGGAATAGCGGTGCTGGCCATCCCATTGCGTGCTGTCGCGAGTGCAATCGCGAGCGCGCGAAGCGGTGGCGCAAGGCGAATGCGCGTTGGCTGACGCGGCGTAAGCAGACGCGGCGTAAGCAGACGGACTATGGGCATTCGGGGGCGATGTTGGCGCGATGAGATCCGCGCCGCAGCCATACAGCCACGGCTTCAATGCGTGGTGGGCGTTTAACATGCGACCAGAAAATGACGGTCAGGCGGACGACACTGGCTCGCCGAACGATCCACCGACTCGGTGGGGCTTTACGTTTCCCACTTGGCAGGATGCGCGGCGGTGGTGCGGGTATGCTGATGCGAGCTTTGCTGCGTTCGTAGCGTCGTCGCAGGACGACATGCAGATGCTGGCCTGGTCGTATTACTGGGAGCGGCTGGGGATGTTGGACGTGCGGCTCGGTGCGGACATCAGCACGGTGGACTGGTGCTGGACGAGTGGCGGAGCGGCGTTGGAGATACAGAAGATCCTCGATGTGCAACCGCTCGATGGGATCATTGGCGACATCACCATAGCGGCTATCAATGCGGACGAGGCGTACATCGATCGGGTGTATGGGGCGCGGGTGGCTTACTACAACGACCTTGGCTTTCAGGATGTGTTCCCTGGGCTTTACACGCGGGCTGCGGCGTGTCGCGAGCGATCGATGCAGGCGGCGATGCCGTGAGCCTTGTCACTCGCCCTGACCGGATTGTGTGGACGACGCCGGTAAACAAGCAGGCTGCGCTACAGACTTCTGGTGTGAAGGATGTGCCTGTAACGCCGATGCAGGAGCGTCGCAATCTGCAGCGGGCGTTTAAGGCTTTGAATGAAGCGTATATCCGCGCTGACGATCCGAGAGAGAAGCGGCGTATCGGTAAGCAGATTGAGTTTGTGCAGAGGGAAATCAGCAAGCGCGGTCGCTGGACGCCTCAAGGCAAGCACGAGTTTGCGAATTGGATTGTGAATGTTGCCAAGGACAAGCTGCCTCGTCCCATATTCGACGAGATCTTGCGTGAGGCTGGCGTGAGGTACCACGACGCGCAGCGGGGGCGCGCTGCGGTCATGGAGGAGAAGCGGCACCGCTCGATGATCGAGCGTGTGAAAGCGACGGAGCTATGACCGAGCACACTGCCCGATGCCAGGAGTGCGGGGCGGACGTTCCGCTGAGTGAGGTGTGGCACCATAGGGGTGTGTGCGGTGCTGCTCGGGAGCAAGTTATGTCGGGTGTGGTGGAGCATGTGGCTCGCGCGATTGCGATGGAGGAAGGAATTGCACCGGCAAAGTGGCCTGTGTTTCTGGAGGCAGCGAAGACGGCAATAGCGGCGCTGCGTGATCCGACTGTGGAGATGATTGGCGCGGGTGCGACTGCCGGTGCGGTGTCGAACGATGCTGCGGTGGCGGTCTGGCAGGCGATGATTGATTGTGCTGCGTCGTGATACAAAGTTACAATCCTCGTCGCGAGGCTGTAGCGCGTGCGATTTACTACGCTGCCACGAGCGGTCAGACTTTGTGGCCACAGGTTCTGGATCGCAGGCGTTGGTATTCGTGTGCTGATGCTGCCATTGCTGCCGCTGACAATCCAAGCATTGAGCCGACCATGGCGGAGGTGATGAGCACCTATATGCCGGCGCCAACGCCACCGAGTGTCTACCAGCACGTCTACCAGAATGTTGATAGCTCGTCGTAGCTTATTGGCGGGGGCTGCGGCTGCGTTGCCTGGGATGGCGTATGCGGACTGTGGCGAGCAGGAGCGTCGCAAGCTACTGAAGTTTGGCTTGATCCCGCAGGCGTATGCGTGCGGCAACAACCCGATCGCTGGTGCGTTCTTCTCGGACGACTTCAACACGCTGAGCCTTTACAACACGCGCAACACAGCGGCGGGCGGGACTTGGCAGCCGGCGGGGACTTTCAGCACGTTCGTTGACGGGCAGGACTTCAGCGGCGTGTGGGTGGTCAATCCGTTCAACCCGGCAACGCCGTATAACAATGTGTATACGGTATCGAACTCCATTCTCTCGATGCGGATCGACAATTCGCCCAACCCGACGAACACGGGCGGGGATGCGTTGATTGGCGGGCAGCTGCACACGTTCAACACGTTCCAGCATGCGGTACAGGGGTATTGGGAGGTTCGTGCTGCGGTTCCGGTGTTGCCGGGGAGTAATTTTGTTTTCTGGCTGAATGATCAGACCGGGCGTCAGCAGATCGGGATATTCGATTGTGTGACGAACGCTGACAGCAGTCACTTTGCGGGTTTCGATGTTTGGGACCCTGCGACTGACACTGAGACGTTTCAGTGGTTCACGTTCCAGATGGCGCAGCCGGTGAATGTGACCGGCTTTCATCAGTATGGCGTGAAGGTCACGAACACACAGGTTTCGCTGCTCATTGATCGTGTGGTGCAGGTGTCGACGGCGCTGCCGGCTGGCTACGTCAATCCGATGTTTATCTTCTTGGATTGGTTCAGTGGCGGGACTGCGGGCGGGACGGGATTTATCTCGGCGCCTGTGGCATCGCCGTCGTTTGGGCAGGTTGATTACGTGGCGTATTGGCTGCCTGGCACCGGCCCGGTGCCATGATTGGGCGCCGTGCGTTGCTGGGTGGTGGTGCGGCGATCATTGCTGGGCCGGCGGTGGCGGAACCGTGCGGGGAGGAGGAGCGGCGTCGGCTGCTCAGGTTCGGGGATTTATTCATACCAGAGGCGTATGCGTGTGGTTCGGGTGGCAATGGCCCAGCGGCGAGCAGTGCGTTTCTGACGGCTGACTTCACGTCAGCGCAGAACTACACGGGCACGGCGACGCAGCAGGTTGTGTCGCAGCGGATGTATGGCGTTTACATGGGGTATGGCGCCGACGCGACGAACCGTGGCGGGACGAACACGAACAGCTTTGCGGCTTACTCCAATTCGACATTTACCACGGCGATGGCGACGGCCAATCCTGGTCTGCATGTTGTGACTGGGAACACGGTGGCTGGGGCGACGCCGTTTTGGACGAATGATGGATCGGGCAATCCTACTGTGGTGAACCCGACTGCCATGGCGAACTTGGTGAACAATTTTTTCAAAGTCGATCCGCTGGGCATATCTGGCATTTTGTTCGGCTGTAATTTCAATGCGTTTCCGCAGTTCTCGAGCACGGCTGTTTATGCGCAGGCTCAAGGGAACATGGCTGCGTGGTGGAACAATGGCGGTGCTGGGCGAGTGATGCCGAACGGCAAGTCTGTGCCGTTCATTGGGTGCATTGGGCACAATGAGCCGGACAGCTTCGGGCCGACGACCACGGCGAGCTATTACAGCGCGATGACCTCGGCGGTGAAGGCGGTCAGCTCGAGCTATGTTGTGTCGGGGCCGGTGTGGTCGTTTTATCAGGGTGCGAACACCAAGAGCTTTTTGACGGCGTGCAGTCCGAAGCCTGATGGCGTGACGTGGGATGCGTTCAATGACGGGAATGGCAGCAGTACGCCGCTGGGTCCCCCGATGTACACCAGTCCGACGTATGCGCAGCAGTGGATGTCGCCGGGGATCAGCAATCTTTTCGCGACTGATATGCCGGCTGGATACACGCCGACATCGGTCATGGTTGCGGGCAATGTGGGGTTTAATGGCAACCGGCCGGACATGTGGTCGATCGACGCGGTGACGTGGCTGGCGGTCAATCAGTTCAACAATTTGAGTGCTTGCAAGTGCCCGATGTGGCTGGCGATTTGGGATGATGGTGGGCAGGCGTTCAATGGCGTGATTGCTGACAACAATGGCAATGGCACTTCGATCCAGACGACGCCGATTGCGTATTACATGGGGGCTGGCGTTCGGAATGTGTTTGGGTCGCGGTGGAGTGTTCCGACCAATCCGAATGGGTTGAAGGTGATTGCGACGACGCCTGCGTCGGGGCGGTTTGGCATGACGATCGTCAATCCTGGGCTGGGCGCCAAGAGCGGGACGGTGGCGTTGAGCCATGTTCCGCTTGGGGCGTCGCTGAATGCGCAGGGGAATGGGACGGTAAACATGTGGCAGATGACCTCCTCGGTGCAGACGCCTGGTGTGGATGGGACGCGCACGACGGTCAATGTGACGGGTGGGGTTACGACGAGCATCAGCTTTCCTGATCCGTCGGTTACGATCTTGTACACGTAGGGGTGTGATGACAGACGAACAGGCTGACGCGATGCCGGACGTGCCGAATGTTCCGCCTTCGCCGGACGCGGAGCCGCCGCTGACGGAGCACGAGCAGCGGATGGGCGAGGCATATGTTTATGGCAAGCGGGCGGGGCTGCAGGGCGCTCCGCTGCGAAATCCATATTTTGCCAAGGCGGATGAGGGATACGCCTATCGGTCAGGACATGTAGACGGAATGACACAGCGGCGCTAGAAGGACAAAAAATTGGAGGCTTTCAATGCCTGCGCGCGCGATGCTGTTACTTGCGGTTCTTCTGTCGGGATGCACACCTTATGCACAGAGGGTTTCTAGCTTCTGCCGTCAGTTGGGAGCCACGCCTGGATCGCAGCACTACTGGGATTGCGTTCATCAGCAGATGGCGATTGACCAGCGGGACCGGGCGATGTGGGCGGGCACGACTGCGGTGGGGGCGCAGTTAATGCAGGGGCCGCCCAATGTTTACGTATATGGCCGGTAGACCGATGTGCGACAAAATTTCCATGGCGCTGGCGTCGCAGGCTTTGTCTGCGCTGTCGATCAACGATTTCAAGGGCGCGTGGCGCCTGGCGGACGAGCTGAAGCGTCGGTGGGCGCGTGAGCTAGTGGAACCAGATCCGAAGCAGCTCGACCACAAGGGTGACGACGAAGCCGATGGCGGCGACGCCCCCAAGAAGCTGCGCTTTCAGGCTGTTTAGCTTCTCCACCTTGGCGTCTAATTTTTCCAACTTCGCGTTGGTTTCCGTTTGCTCCTTCACCATCCGCGTGACATGCGTATCGTTGACGGCCACCTGCAGCGCCATGGTGTCGACTTTGTCGTCTACTTTCTCCACGTGCTCATGTAGGCGAGCCACGTCGTCGCGCAGGCTGACGGCCATCTGGTGTTGCATAGAGCCAGACATGGCCAACTCTCCTTAAGTCATCTTGGTGCCCCGCTCGGTTGTATCAGTTGCGGATGGTATCGGGGTAGGGATAAGACCGGAGGGTGATCGACCTCCAATTCCTGGTTGATGCCATTCGGGACGGCGAACTGGACGAAGACTTAGGGCGCTCGCTGCACGAGAGCCTGACCCAGTGCCGGTTGGACGATGAGCGGGCGATCTGCGAGGGATCGCTTTACGAGTATCTGGTGCGGGCCTGGCCGGCGTTTGACCCGGCGCCGTTTGTTGGTGGCCGGCATGTGCAGGCGCTGTGCGAGCATTTGGAGGCGGTGAGCAGGGGCGAGATCCGCCGGCTGATTGCCAATGTGCCGCCAAGACATTGCAAGACCAGTATTGTTGCGATCGCCTGGGCGACGTGGACATGGGCGCTGGCGCCGGACGCGGAGTATCCGCTGATGGGGCCTGGCGTGCGGTTTTTGTGCGCGAGCTACGGGGCGAAGAAAGCGGAGGAGGATGCGGTCACCGCGCGGCGGTTGATTGCGTCGCCCTGGTATCAGCGGCTGTGGGGCGATCGGTTGGTGATCGCCAAGGACCGCGACAATTCCGGGCAGTATGACACGACGGCCGGCGGCTCGCGGATCAGCACTGGTATTCCTGAGAGCTTGGGGAAGGGCGGGATCATCAAGATCCTGGACGATCCGCACAAGACGACTGAGGTGGAGAGTCAGGCGGTCGTTGAGAGCCAGGTGCGGGCTTACAACGAGGTGTGGCGGACGCGGTCGAACGATCCGACGAAGGGCGCCGAGGTTCTGATCATGCAGCGCCAGGCGGAGGGTGATCTGTCGGGATATCTGCTGGACAACGACGGGGCGGAGATCGTGCATCTTTGCTTGCCGGCGCTGTTCGAGGAGGACCGGCGGTGTGTGACGGCGACGGGTGGCTGGTGGATCAATGCGTGGGGCCAGCGGCTTGCGCGCACGCGATATGAGTTTGCGGACTGGCGCGAGGAGGATGGCGAGCCGCTGTGGCCGGAGCGGTTTTCGGTCGAGTGGTATGAGACGCAGGCGAAGTCGGTCGGCGAGTTTGGATTTGCCGGGCAGTATCAGCAGCGGCCTGCGCCGCGCGGCGGCGGCATTGTGCGGCGGGAATGGTGGCAGCTGTGGCCGCCGACTGGCGAGGAGGACAAGTGGCGCCGGCTGGTGGTCGATGAGGAGACCGGGCGGCAGTACTACATCGCCACTTGGCCGTCATGGGAGTTAACCATCGGTTATATAGATACGGCGTTCACCGAGAAGGAGGAGAACGCTTACTGCGCGATGACGACTTGGGGCGTGTTTGCGGACAGTGGCGGGCGGCCGAAGGTAGCGATGACGGGTGCGTGGCGTGACCGGCCGACGCTGAAGGCGTTGGCGACGCGGATCTTGGACACGGCGCGGCGGCGGAAGCTGGACATTGTGGTGCTGGAGAACAAGGCGGGCGCCAACTGGGTGCAGTTGGAGCTGCAGCGGCTGATGAATCCGGGGGAATTTCGGATCGATCTGGACAATCAGACCGGGTTTGCGAAGGGATCGCGCGACAAGGTGTCGCGGCTGCATTCGGTGTCGGCGTTGTTCGAGGGTGGCGTGATCCATGCGCCGGACACGACCTGGTCGGAGATGGTGATCGCCGAGGTGTCGCAGTTTCCCAAGGGGCGGTGGAAGGATCTGACGGACACAGTGAGTGGCGCGCTCGGGTATTTGCGGCAGTTCGGGCTGATCAAGTTGGCGGATGAGCACGAGCGCGACGAATTTGAGTTGCGCAAGTTCCGCGGCCGGCGGATTTCGGTAGCAGAGCGGTACGGCGTCGGCTAGAAGCCGCGCGTGTCTCGCGCGTTGCGGATCTTTGTTCTTTGCCTGCTGCCGGTGTCTGCAATAGCTGCTCCGCCGCCGGGCACCGATCTTTCCAGTCCCACACACCAATGGTTCGAGCGGCAGACCGCGCATCAAGGCAGCGTGCCGTGCTGCAGTGAAGCAGATGGCGTCGTGCTGAACGAAGAAGAATGGCGCACCTACAATGGTGTTTACCAGGTGTTAATAGAAAATAGATGGTGGGACGTTCCTCGGGGAGCGATCGTTGATCCAGGGAACGGCGCCAATCCGATCGGCAAGCCGATTGTCTGGTATCGGCACCTCGATGGCTATGAAGGCGCCCCCACAATCGACTGCTTTGCGTCGGGCACAATGGGCTAACAGGTTGTTAGAATCATGAGTAGTAAAATGCTTCACGTGAAACTTGTTGCTGCTGCACTGATCGTGCTTCCTGCGACGGCGTTCGCCTGGAACCAAGATCAGTCACAGAACGCGGTGGCGAAGCAGAACCAAGCACAAATGCAGCATCAGGTGCAGCGCCAGGGCCAGAAACTGGTGAATGCGCCTACCACAAACGTCACCGTCACTGCGCCCGGCGGTGGCGTGGGCGGTGCAGCGCCTCCCGCTGCACCGTCCGTCAATTTCGCAGCGCCGGCATGGTCGCTGCCTTCGGTCGGTGCGTCCGGCATGGACTGTCCGACTGTGGGGTTAAGTGCCGGCGGCAGCGGGCCGATTGGTGGTGGCGGAATTGGGCCGTCGTGGATCAGCCCCGACTGCAACGCGCGCAAGCTGGCGGAGCTGCTTTACAACATGGGCCATCCCGACATCGCCATGAAGGTGCTGGCAGATCAGTACCCGGTGGTGCGCGCAGCGGTGCCGGATGCGGCACCAGTATCGCCACCGCCAAAGCCGCTCACTGCGAATTTTAGTGACCGAGCCGCGTGGTGCAGTGCTACAGCTTTCAACAGATGGAGCCGCGCTGAGCAAGCGCGCCATCCCGAATGCAGGAACTAAGGGGAGTTCGGGCAAATGGCCGATGATATCAATGCCGCGCGGCGCACTGAGCTGAACAATCAGATGACGATCATCGCGCCGCAGATCCGTGGTCTCGACGACTTGGCGAGGACTTCGGTCTCTCCCGATCTGGCGGCCAAGTTGACGGCGCAGAGCGATATTATTAAGCGACGCCGCGACCTGATCCAGGCCGAACTGACCGGCATGGACAATGTAAACTCGCTGCATGCGTCGCTCGTGTCTGACGGATATCCCGATCTGCCGCCAGCATCGGTGATCGATTCGCTGCTTGCTGAGCTGCGCGAGGAGCTGTCCGATATTCAGTCGGCCGTTGCCGTCTTCCAGACTGAGGCGACCAGTTTGAAGATCGCCCTCGGCACACCCACATCGAAGTCGTAAGAGTAACGACCGTGGCTCCTTCGGGTTAAGGGGCGCTTTCCTAAGAGGATCACACATGGCTGACCTGCTAACCTCTCAAGAGTTTCCTTCGGTCACTCTTTCCATCACCAACGCCGCAGGCCAGCCGGCGCCGGTTGATGGCGTCCCCGTATGGGCAACATCTGACGCGACGATCGTTTCCGTCGTTGCTGCGGCTGATGGCATGAGTGCTGTTGTCGCTGCTGTTGCGCCCGGCGGCCCGGCCCGCATCACCGTCACGGCCGATGCCGATCTTGGCGCCGGGACGCTGACAATTACTGGCGTGTCGGAAGACATCAACGTTACTCAGGACCCGAACCAGCAAGCATCGGTGATGACGCTGACCCTCGGCACTCCTGCGCCGAAGGCATAGGACGCTTCCCTCCCTGCGCTTCGGCGCGGGGAGGGCGCACCATGATCCAGATCACTCCCGGCGGAGTTGCGTTCCTCGCGCTGTATCAGCTGAGCGGCGTGCTGTTCTATTTCGGGGTGGTGTCTGTTTCGCTGCTGGCCGTGGTGGTGCTAGCGCCACGATGAACGGCTGTGTAATAAAGTGCCGCCCAGCGTCTGGGTCTTCCTCCTGACAGGAGACCTATGCCGCCGCTCGACTCCATGTCCGATGGGACCATTCGCCAGCCAGGCCCACCGCCCGAGCCGGGTGTTGCGCCGTGGGTTGGGTGGATGGAGCAAAGCAAGCCGCCACCAGGCTCCACGATTGTCGAGGTAGACGACGACGGCGGTGTGCGCGTTGTCGAGATAGGGGCCGATCCGGCGCCGTCGCGCGACGAGGGGTTCGATGAGAACCTGGCCGAGCGGGAGGAACTGGACGGCCGGCTTTACGAGATCGCACACGACATTCTGGAAGGCATCGAGGCCGATCTGAAGTCTCGCGAGCAGTTCGTCGCGAACTATACGCGCGGGCTGGAACTACTCGGCCTGACCGTGGAGATGCCCGGTCAGTCGAAAGCGGAAGGCAAAAAGTCGGGGCAGAGTGTTTCGACGCTGCGCGATTCCACGATGCTGGAGAGTATCGTCAAGGCGCAGTCGCAGGCGCGCGGCGAACTGCTGCCGGCGAACGGCCCGGCCAAGATTGTGCAGACCGCGGATGCCGGCGAGGACGAAGACAATCTGGCGGCGGATTTCGAAGAGGACTTCAACCTCGCGCTGACCAAGGGCATGCCGGAATACGTGCCCGATCTGGATCGCGGGCTGTTCGGGCTGTTCTACGGCGGCAACCTGTTCCGCTACGGCTACCACTGCCCGATCAAGCAGCGCCCGCGTGTGGATACGGTGGGCGTCGAGGATCTGATCGTCAGTGAGGAGGCGACCAGCCTCGACACGGCGACGCGCTGGACGATGCGCGCGGAGGTTTCGCCGAGCGAAGTCAAGCGCAAGATGTTCTACGGTGTGTGGCGCGACTGCGATCTTGGCGTGTCGATGCCGCAGACTGATCAGATCGAGCAGAAGAAAGACCAGATCGCCGGCATCACGTCGGTGTCGCAGCGTCCGCAGGATCAGCCGTTCCTGGTCTACTCGACCGTCACTGATCTTGATCTGGCGATGTATGGGCTGAAGGAGCCTGGGGCGCCGAAGGGATTGGCGCTGCCGTACCGGGTGACGATCGAGCGCTATTCGCGGCAGGTGTTGCGGATCGAGCGGTTCTGGAAGCAGGGCGACAAGCGGTTCGCGCGCAAGCGGCGCTGCGTGCATTACCAGATGGTGCCGGGCTTCGGCTTCCTGGCGTACGGGTTTCTGCATCTACAGGGCAATTCGGTGCTGACGCTGACTGCCGTTATCCGGCAGCTGGTCGAAGGCATGATGTTCGCGAACTTCCCCGGCGGCGCGAAGATCAAGGGCACGCGGATGGCGCAGAGCGACATTAACCCTTCGCCTGGGGAATGGGTCGACGTTGATGTGCCGGGTGGAACCGACATCAGGCAGTCGATGATGGCGCTGCCGTACAAGGACATAAGCCCGGTCTCGATCCAGCTTTACGAGTTGGTGCAGCAGGCGTGTCAGCGCGTTGGCGCGGCGGCTTCGCTGGAGGTTGGCGAGGGCAGGGCGAACGTGCCAGTGGGCACGATCATGGCCATGCTCGAGGAAAAGGCCGTCGTCATGTCAGCCATCCACAAGCGGCTGCATGAGGCGATGAGCCAAGAACTGACCATGATCCGTGAACTGTTCATGGAGCGGCCGGAGGCGCTGGCGCACGTTATCCCCTCGCCGAAGCGGCAATGGGCGGCGGCGGCGGAGTTCGCGGACCTCGATCTGGTACCGGCGTCAGATCCGAACGTGCCGAGCCAGGTGCACCGCGTCATGCTGGCAACCGCGCTGGCAACGCTGGCGCAAATGCCGATGTTCACGCCGCGGCTGGATATGGACGATGTGCTGAAGCGCATTCTGCGCATGATCGGCATCAACGATACGGACAAGGTGGTGGTGCAGCCTCCGCCGCAGCAGCCGGGTGCTGATCCGGGTGCGGCGCAGGCGCAGGCATCGATCCAGGTCGCGCAGATGAAGAACCAGCAGGCTGATAAGGAAGGCCAGCGAAAGGCGGCGACTGAGCTGGAGAAATCGGCACAGCAGGACCGCAAGATGCAGGCGGAGGCGGCGAACGATGCAGCCGACCGGCAGTCCAAAGAGAAGATCGAGCTGATGAACATGGAGATTGAGCGGATGCGTCTGCAGCACGACGCCATGGCGCGGCAGCAGGAACAGCAGAACGCCCAGATGGAGTTGGCGCAGGCCAATCAGCATCACGCCGAGGACCAGCAGATGCAGCACCACCAGATGCAGCACCAGGCAGCGCAGCAGCAGGTCCAGCAGGCGCAGAAAGCCGAGCAGGGCGGCGAGTCGCGATCGTTCGGGAGCAAGAGCATATGAGCGAGACGCAGGAGCGCCGGGCGATCGTCTGGACGTTGCGCCCCGATGGCACGGCCGATTGCGAGGAGCACGGCCCGTTTCAGCATTATCGCGGTGGCCCGAAGGGCTGCCCAGCCTGTAAAGCCCAGCATCCGCATGCAGAGGAGCCTGACTGATGGCCCATCCATACCACGAGCACCGCGCAGAGCACGTCGCCAAGGCGAACAAGATCCTCCACCGCGCGGGCCACAAGGGCTTTGCGCACGGTGGCCACGTCGATGCCGACGAAGACGCGGGCATGGTCAAGTCCGGCGTGCGCCAGCACGAGAACGACTTGCACGGCGGCAAGCATAGCAAGCTGCACCTGAAGGACGGCGGGCACGTCGAGGGCGAGCGCGGCCACCATCACATGGCGCACCGTGCGCGCGGCGGGAAGACGCACGGCGGCAAGCACACGAAGGTCAACGTGATCATCGCTCCGCAAGGTGGCGGTGGTGGTGGTGCACCTCCGATGGCAGCACGGCCACCGATGGCTGCCGCGCCACCGCCGCGGCCACCGATGCCGCCTCCGGGTGGCGCTCCGATGGGTGGGCCGCCTCCAATGCCTCCGCCGGGCATGACGCGGCCAGGCATGGGTATGCCGGGTGCGATGCCTCCCGGTGGCATGATGCGTGCGCGCGGCGGCAAGGTGCACATGGAAGCAGGTTCCGGCAGCGGGCCGGGCCGGTTGGAGAAGATGCACGATTACGGCAAGGGCGGCTTCAAACCGAAGGAGCGCTGCAAGGCGTGAACCGTCTAATAGAGATCGACAAGTGGACTGCTGGTCGCGACAAGATCCAGCAAGAAATCGACCGCCGCATGATGGGTTTACTTCATGTAAACACCATAGAACAGTTGGAGAGGCAAAAGGGTTACATTGAGGGATTGAAACGCGCTATCGACGCGGTCGATTCACCAAATGAGGACCATTGATGCCTGCGCCTGTTAGAGTTGTTCACGAAGTCGATCAGAAGGAACTGATCTGGGATCAGTGCGGCAGCTATCTGAAGGGTCTTCAGCCGCTGGCCGATCGCGTGCTTGTTGTGATGTACGAGCGCACCAACCAGGGCGAGGGTAGGGAAGCGAAGACCGCTGGCGGCATTATCATGGTCAAGAGCCAGAGCCGCACTGGGGCCGCTGAGCAGGATAAGTATCAGGGCCGGCTGGGGCTGGTCATGGCGCTGGGGCCGCTGGCCTTCAAGACTGATGCGACCCACGACTGGGGGGGCGTCACGCCCAAGGTCAACGACTGGGTCATGTTCGACTCCATCTCGAATTTCTCGCCGTTCGATCTGCCGAATGACAGGCGGGCGCGGTTCATCTTGGATCGTGCCATCGAGGCGCTTGTTCCCGACGAGACGTTCGACGCCATTTGGTAAGGAGGCGGCGCGATGTGCTTCGGTTTTGGCTGGATTGAGCATTTCCTGATCTGGCTGGTGGTGGTTGGAGCCGTTGTCGCGATCCTGAAGATACTTGTCCCGCTGGCGCTATCGCAGTTGGGCGTGGCTGGCGACGTGGTGCTTCGGATCATCAGCATCATCGTCTGGGCCATCGTGGTAATCGCGATCATTTACCTAGCGTTTGGGCTGATCACCTGTTTGCCAGGTTGGCGATAAAACACCGGGCGTTCCGGCAGGAGAACTAAATGTCAGAGACGACGGCGAGCCAAGTTGGCGAGCCAGCAGACGGCCAAGTTTCCGATGATGATGTCCGGCGGATGCTGGACGAGTATCGGGACAAGAGTACCAGACTAGAGCAAGAACTAGCCGACGAGCGACGACAGCGACAGACCGTCGAGCGGGACCGCGATACCCATGCCGCCCGCGTCGTCAGTGAGACCGAGCAGCGCTACAACGCCGAACTGAACGCAGTCTCCACAGCATACACCTCCGCCAGCGAGGCGGTCGTTTCAGCCAAGGCGGCCTATCGGGCCGCGCTGGCAGACGGCGACCACGACAAGGCGGCCGATCTGCAGGAGGCTATCGCCAAGGCGGTGGGCCGGCGCGAGCAGGCCGAGGCTTACAAGGCGCAGCTGGAGAAGAACAAAGATCAGATCCTGCGGCCCCAGCAAACCCGGCAGGATGACGAATATGGCGGCCTGCAGCTGACATCTGAGGAGCGGTCGTGGGTTTCCTCGCGTCCGCAGTTCCGCACCGACGGTAGCTACCGCAACCGCGTGGTTGGCGCGTCGCAGATTGCCGCGGCAGAGGGTCATGGTCGCGGTTCCGAAGGCTACTTTCGCCGGATCGAGGAGATCATGGGCGAGGGGAAGCGTGCGGATCAGGAGCGTCGCGAGCCGGATCATGATGAACCAGCACCGCGGCGTCCGTCAGCCGATGTTGCGCCGACGCGGCGCGCGCAGCCTGGCGCGCAGCCGGCGGGCAGGGTGCGCGTGGAACTGAGCGCCGATGAGCGGGAGGTGGCCGACGCCATGTATGGCAATCCCACCCATGACGGCTATGTCGCGGATGACGCCGCGCGGTACGAAAAGTACTTCAAGCACAAGCAGGCCATGCGTGCCTCGGGGAGACTGTAATGGCACATCAGCCGGTCAATCAGGTGCGCGCTGAGCAGCGCCTGCCGCAGCGGGAGAAGATTTACAACTCGCTGAACATCTTCGACTACGACGAGACCAAGCGCCCTCGCGGTTATCGATATGAGTGGAAGCGCTGCAAGATCGCCGGGATGGAGGATGAGGACAACATGATCATGGCGGAGCAGAACGGCTGGGTGCCGGTTCCTGCCTCTCGCCATCCTGAGCTTTCCGGGAACCGGCGCGCGCAGGAAAATCCCAATTCCTCGATCGTCAGGCGCGGCCTGATGCTCATGGAGATACCCGAGCATTACTATCAGCAGTCGCAAGAACAGGATCGTTTTGCCGCCGAACACTCGCTGGAGTCACAGATCCAGCGTCTCGGTCTGCAGGCGCGGCGCAACGGTGCCCGCGGCATCGGTCGCACGCGCGAGCAGGTAGACGTGCCGATATCGCGTCGCCGTAGCGGCGAGGGAGAACTGGTCGAGTGACCGGCTCCACATCACCAGGTCTCGACTCGCTGGTGCTGCAATGGAACATGGGCCGGCGTGAGAAGGCGCTGGCCATGCTCGAAAGCAATCAGGCGCTGGTCGATCAGCTCAAACAGGAGATCGCCCGGCTGGAAACGCCGGGCACACGCGATCTGCTGAAGACGGACACGCTATCGCAGCAGCTGCACCGCGTTCTGAAGGCGATTCAGTCGGCTACCACACCGTCATAGTTTCCAGATCGACGTGGCCGACGCGGCATCCGCAGTCGACGGCACAGCGGTAGCCTAGCTCAGACGCATTGGCCCAAAAGTCCAGATCGTGCGTTCGCACTCTTGTGGCGGTTGCCTTGGTCTCGAACAGGGGCCGCGGCAGCCTCTCGTCCTTGAACATCTCGATCCGAAACAGGGTAAAGCCCATGCTGACCGCGTGGCACTCGACCAGCGAACCGTCCGTTGCCGGTGGCTGCGGGCAGAAATGGTTCTCGCCCGGCTTGCCCCAGATATGGGCGAAGCCGTTTTCCGCCTTGTTGAAGTAGAGGCCGCTGATCGCCGAGAGGTGCGGATTTTCCTGCATCCGCGCCAGCAGACGGATCATGCCATCCGGCGGCGGCAGGTTGTCGTGCTCGATCGTGAGCAGGAATTTCCATTTGGATAGCTGTTCGTTCTTCAGAATTACCTCATCGATTACCTCAGAGTAAGCGTACCCCACTTCGTGGTCGATCGAGTACAGCCGGGCGACTTGAGTGTTCGGCGGGTGCTGCAGGCTACCCCAAGAGACGACTGATAGCGTCGGGACGGCCTTGGTCACGGGCGAGAAGATGACCGTCGTCAGGTTGTCCCAGAGACCCGACTTGTGCAGTCGGGCAGCTACTTGGTCCAGGTTGTCATTGTTTATGCCGCCATAGGCGGAAATGAAGGTGATGTCTGCCATGCGCGCGTCAGTAGCATAGTCCTTGACGAAAGACATACCGATCCCGTAGCGTCCGGCCAGCCAAGCGCGCCATTCCGCGTCGGAATGTTGATGCGCGGCTGAGCCGAAGCAGGTTTGCGTGTCGTTCGCCTGCCAGCTGGGTGTTCCAGTCAATCGCAACCAATTCTCCCCGGTCCTTATGGACCGGGGACGTATGGAGTGGACTGGACGTGGCAGCGAACACATTCGCCCCCAGCGGTTTCCATCCGGTGTTCATGTTCGGCGGATCGCCGACCAACTTCGGAATCTGGGACCGGCAGCTTACCTGGAATTACGCCTCCAACATCGCGTTCGGTGATCCGGTCAAGCAGGACACGAACGGGATGATCAACGTGGTGGCCAACGGTGGCACGACCATCGACGGCATCGCGTTGGGGCTTAATTACTTTGATCCGAACAACATCCTCGGCGGGCGCTATCACCCGGCGTGGCTGCAGCCGGCTCTGACCTCCAGCGTCGCGGTGTCGGTCAAGGTCATGGCCGATCCACGCATGGTGCTCTACTGCCAGGCGAAGGGCACGGCGGTCACAGCCACAGCGATCGGCAAGAACGTCGACATCTCGACTGGCACCAGCGCTGCGCCGGTTACCGGCTCCGGTCTGAGCACATGTGCTCTGGATGTTGCCAACGCGGCGACCACCAGCACCTTGCCGTTCCGCATCGTCGGCATCGTGGGTGTGACGCCTGGCTTCAGCCCGGCTGCTCCCTGCATCAGCCCCTCATACGTCGGCACCAACGACAATCAGTGGCTGGCTGTGATGATGAATACGCAAGACCTGACCACACGCAGCGGTCAGGCATAAGGAGCCGCGGGAATGCCTATTAACAGAGCTTCAGCCCGCGACCTTCTCCTCCCAGGTCTTGCGGACATCGAGGGCAAGTATCCTCAGCTGCCGACGCGGTACAAGGAATGGGCGTCGACCAGCACCTCCAAGATGGCCATGGAGCGCATCGATGAGATGCGGTACACTGGCCTGGCCCAGCTCAAGGGCGAAGGCGCGGCGACCACATTCGACAACGCTTCCGGCCAGCGTTTCACCTACGTCGCCAACATGATCAACGTGGGCCTTGGCTTCGCCATCACCCGCGAGATGCTGGACGACAACCTCTACAAAGAGCAGTTCGGACCATCCTCGATGGGGCTGGCGGAGTCTTTCGCCCAGTTCAAAGAGGTCTACGTCCACACGCTGCTGAACAACGCCACCACCTACAACAGCGAGATCGTCGCTGACGGTGTGGCGCTGGCGTCAACGGCGCATCCTATCGACAACGGCACCTACGCCAACACCTTCTCCACGCAGCTCGACTTCAACGAGGCGGCGGTGGAGTCGGCGCTGAACACCATTCGCCTCTGGCCGGATCAGGCCGGACTGCTGGCCATGGTGCGCGCCCGTAAGGTGGTGGTGCCGGTGGCGCTGTCATGGGCAGCTGAGCGGCTATTCAAGACCGAACTGCGCACCAACACCAACAACAACGACGTGTCGGCGATCATCACCTCTGGCGCCATGCCGGAAGGCTACGTGGTCAGCGAATTTCTCACGTCGTCGTTCGCCTGGTTCGTCATGACGAATGTGCGCGGGCTTCGGGTGTTCGACCGCATCCCGTACGAGATGGACCTGCAGGTCGATCCGACCACGGGCAACCTGCTGGTTGTCGGGTACGAGCGCTACGGCATCACCTACAGCAATCCGCGCTCCGTATTCGTCAGCACGCCGACCTCTTAAGGAACCCAGCTAATGCCCGGTCCCGGTAGCACCTCGCTAGGCGGCCCGATCATGGTCGGCACCAAGCTGGCAAATCCTCCGGCTGGTAACGGCGACATCGGCACGGTCGTTCTGCAGCAGGACGTGACGCTGACGCACAACGGCACGAACACCGTCGATCAGACGCTGCTCCTGCCTGGTGGCGCGCAGATCATCGACATCATCTCGGACACGACCACCGCCTGGAACTCGGCCACCTCCGACACGTTGTCGGTC